TGTTGTCTTTAGCGCAAGGCCTCCGTTCTGGCCTGATGTTGATCCAATATTTGCCCCACGGATGCCGGCGGTAAGGTCTGTTGAAAGATTATCTGCTCCAGCCCTGCCACCATTACCACCAAGGCCTACAATATAAGCGCCACTTGCAAGCTCTATCCTTATAGAAAAGGTAGTAGCAGGCCATCCTGTACCTACGTCGAAGGCTGGAGCACTAACCGATGCAGAACCAACGATGACACCTGCGTCTATACGACAGATAACAGTATCTACGTCATCTGGCTCGGTAAGGAATACGCTTGTATAGGCAGTACGCAAGTTAAAGTTTTGCGTATTACTTTGTATAGTCAAAACCTTAATAGTCGGGTCATCAACAGGTATGATTGGTAAGGTCATTTCCTCTGCCTTAAAATCGAATTGACCTGCCCCCCTACGCATCTCTACCACCTGGCATCTAATAGACTCAGGTAGACCGAAAGCATCCTGGAATTGCGCCGATGATACCGACACGGCCTGCGCAAGGTTAGGAGGTATGTAGTTTGGCAGGTTCAAGAGGCTAAAACTTACCAGCCTTGGAGGTGTTGCAAACCTTGCTAAGAATATGTCGTTTATACGTTGAGCAGTTGTCCTTTGAAACTTGCTAATCCATCGACCGTATATTGTTTCCACAGAAGGCACATTATCAAAGATAACCTCTAGGTCTGCCGCCGTTGCTGCCGCTGTTACCTGCACCAATTCATAGTTCGATGGGTCGTCAACAGGCTCTAATGGATTGCGTTGCCCGAAATATACCCAAACTTGCGAAATGCGCTTGTCTGGCTGTTCTTTCTTTGTAATGGTGCCTGGCAAAACCAATTCATCGTCGAGGGTAAATGTAGTAGGAAGGTTTCTTAGTACTTGAAGTCGGAATGTCTGGCCGTCCCACCACATCGTTAATCCTGCTTGAGTGATTATTTCGTCAACTAATTGCCTTACCGGCGTAGGCTCGGCGATCAATGAAGAATACGCCCTACCTATAAAAGTTGCAGTCTCTTCTTGCCAAGTTGGTAGGTTAATGTGCGAAGAACTAATACCACCGTATGTCGTCATAAGGTCGTACAATATATCCGCAGGGTCATCGCCTAAGTATTCAACGCAAACCTGCACCCGTGAGCCTTCTTCGTGTTCAATAGCTACCGTGTTATACTTTGCCCTTGATAATGTAAGAACATCACCAGACCTTGTGAATGAACAAACTTCCTTCCCACCAATCGCCACATACCCAGAGGCAGGATACTCATCGTTGCCAATGCCTGCAGGTGATAAGGTTGCCGAAGTACCTCCACTGGTTAACGTCGCAACCAATGCCCCACGACTCATCACAGGTGCTATAGCCCTCTTGTAGTCGATTACGGTAGCAGGGTCTTTTGCCGTGATACTTACCTGTCCTGTGCTATTTGGCCCATCGACTCTATCTATGATGAATACTTGGGCATCCGATGGTATTGTATCGAAGCTAATTTGTTCCGGGTCAACTACTGCCCAATATAACTTTTGCCCTCGCAAAAACCGATGCCGTGATAGAAATTTACCCCAGAATGTACCTTGTTTCCAAGGATTATAATCTCGCTCTTGTACATACGGGTCTTCGTATTGCTGTAGGTCGCTTGTCGGATGGTCCGCAAATGTAACCCGAAGGCTCCCACGAGTTCCAAGGCTTCTGCCCGGGTCAAGTACTGGAGGCGAGTAGTCCAACGATACAAGGTCTGCCAATGGTATAGCACCGTCGTATATGTCACCAACAGGCGCATCTAAATCAATCGTCGAATCTGTGAAAAAAGCTCTTGTCGTTGTCCCGTCGTAGCTTGATAACGCCTTACAGGTCGATAATGTATTGAAACATTTCGCCCCGGTAGCAGGGCAAGCCCCTACGCCGAACGAAAGCGAGCATACCGGTATATCAACGGCAATCCAATTTATTCGTTTCACGCTATCCCCTCAAGACTCAGTTCGACTTGCATCATCCCGTTCGATCGTTGGTTGCTTGGCCGTGGGTCGCCTACGACCCAAGCATACGACACCTCATTCGGGTAGGTGAACGGTCGCCATGAAAAGAAAGCCGGTGTCCTTTCCTGCGCCCCAAGCCATCGGTCTAATACATCACGATACCAATCTGGTGTAAGGTTTTGCAACGATACCGAAGTAGTCAAAGTCCTGCGTCTTACAACCTCACCAAGATACTGCCCACCTTCGGATATTCCACCAATGGTCTGCCGTGTGCGTCCTAACGTGATAGGAGTATGGCCCACGTAGATATTACGCTGTAGCCTCGTAGACAGGCCAACGTACAAGACTCCTATACGTACAAAGTTACCCTGACTTCTAAATCGTATCCGTACCATATCAGGTGTTGCTTCTTGGAATACCTTGAGAATAGCCTGAGAGGTTCCTACAGCCTCCCAGTCTTTTGAATCGTACCAAATACCACCAACCGATATAGATACCTTAATTTCTGCCCCTGATTGGAGGTTGTGACGGGCAACACCGATATAGTCAACGAATTGACCGTCTACATTTACATCGATGTAAAACTCGTCTGTTTCGTTAATCTGCGCATAAAATGCCGTCGAAGGGTTAGCAAGGTTCTCAATGAATGAGCCTGACTTGCCTGATTCAAGGGTAGTGTTTGTGGCTGTGACGTAGTTGATGAAACAGAGGTATGGGGCGTTGGGGTTGGCGCCATCTACTATCTGATTAGTATAGATGCTTTCGCTTATATAGATCATACTACCACCCTATAACCATCGTTTTGTGCTTCTGCAATTCTATCAATTAATGCCCTTACTTGGCTACCGCTAAACATATCCCCGCCTGTTACGTTGATAAACATTTGTCCTTGTGGTGCGCTTGACGTCGCAGGCGCAGACACACTCGGTGAAGTTGGTGCCGACGGACTACTAAACGACTGCGATCTTATCGCCGCAATTTGCGAAGCAGTTGCAGCTACCGAAGCCGCAGCGAATGCCGCCCCTACTACAGGCCCACCAATACCTGCCCCTACCCGATAGGAAGATACCGCCGCCTGCGCTCCATCAATAATTGCCCCCGCAACTGCGGCGTTTTGTCGAATCTTAAATAGCTTTTCTTCGTCCTTCTCGGTTGCTTGTCCAAGGTTTGAGTATATAGAAGTTAGGTTCCTTGCCATGACGCTGCCTGCGTTCATGTACATATCAACTATTTGTTGCTGTGTTTTCTCTACAACGTCCGCAGTCCTTGCGACAGTTGCCTGGATTGCGTTTGCAGCATCTTCGTTTTCTTCAGGTGAACCAAATACAAGGTTGACAATAGGTTCAGGCTCGGTTTCTTCCCGTGCCGCCCGTTGTGCTTCCGCTTCCTCAAACCATCCGTTGACCGTATCGCTAAAACTCTGCGCATTAGCCAGGCCGGTAATTTGCGCTTCAAGGTCGCCGATTCTTGATTGAGCAGCCGATACGCTTGTGTCTAAGTTTCGCCTAAATTCATCCGCATCTGCTGCCGAGAACATATTCCGGAAAGCAGAACCCACGGCCCCACCTGAAACAAGTCCCCCAAGGATGCCCATTGCATCGATGGTGTTTTGCCAACCGGTGGCGAATCTGCGGAAGAAATCAAAAGCACCATCGTCCATTTTCTTGAGCGCATCAAGTGCGGTGATCTGGACTTTACGCCAACCAAGCTCCATATTCAATAAGACAATAATAGATTTTTGTATTGCATTCCCAACGGCACCCAATGCTTTGCGTACCACATTCATCGCAACGTCTACAACCTTTGACATAAACTCTGAATCGTTCGCCATGTCGACCAGTTTGTCAGTAACTCCCAACAAAGCAGGTGACAACGCCCCTGCCATCTGCATCGCTAACCCTTCGGTGAATTTACCAAGGGTAGACATATTGTCATTGACAGCCTCAATCCTGGATGAATCAACGGTTGCCAATGATAGCCCGAAATTCTCAACCTCAGACGATGCCCTATTCAGTACCCCCTCTGTATCACCAAGTATGCGGTACATTTCCTGACCACTTCTGCCGAAAATCTCATTCATGGCAGCGGTTTTTTCTGCGTGTGTACCCATTGTCTGAACGGCTGCGCCGATAGCGTGAAGCCGTTCATCCGGCCTCATGTTGGATAATTCTTCAACAGATAGCCCCAATGATTCAAACTTTTGGCGAGAAGCGTCAACACCATTCAATGCCCTACCAAGCTCTGTGTCGAGCATACGCATTGATGTATTGAGCGTACCCATGGATACGCCTGATAGCTCTGCGGCACGTTGTAATGTTGCTAATTCTGTATTGGTAAATCCCAGCTGTCGTGCAAGTTTGGCTTGTTCATCAGCGGCCTGTAGTCCATCTGCGGTTAGCTTAAGCATAGCGGCACCGGCGGCGGCAGCGGCCGCAGCGGTAGCAGCAATCGCAACCTTCAAGGCCCCTGCTGCCATAGCAGCGATATCCATGCCTGCCTTTACTTTAGTTCCTGCTACCTGGGTGTCGTCGCCAATCTTCTGAACAGAATCAGAAGCCTTCTCAAGGTTTGTAGTAAATCCGGAGGTGTCGGCGGTGATTGTTGCTTTTAATTCGCCTAAGTCTGCCATTATTCCCCCAGCATATTGTAGAGTTTCTCAAGTGACTGGTCATCAAGTCCTGTTTGTGGATGCTTTGCGTCGTATATCCACCACCACTCAAGAAACGTCATTGCCCAGAAGTCGCTTGGCTGTATGCCCCACAAGCCAACCGCTATCCTATAAAACTCTGCTACTCCTGGCCACTCTCCGCTGTCGCCTTCTTTTTTTTTATCGGCTTCTCTGGTCCGCCACTAATAGATGAGTTCACAAGATCGACAGCGATAAGGTTTGCCTCGCCGATGTCTTTCAAAACTAAGTCGCCAACCTCTTCATAGGTGATCTTTTCACCCGCAGAAGCAAGGCCACAAAACAAAACCCAAGCAACTTGGGATATCTTCAGGTTTCCCTTTTGGATACCACCAAGGAACTCGGTCAAGGAGAACTTAGACTCTACTCTCTCAATAAACTTGAAGTCAAAAGCTACGTCGTAGCCAACGCCATCAAGCTTGATATTCAATCGTCTACTCATCAAGGGGCCCCAACCAATGCGCCTGCTGACTGCAACGAAGCAGAGAATGTAATTGCATCGTTATAGGTTCCGGTTTCTTCGTATGAAGTAATAAAGAAACTACCGGTGATAGTCGATGCGTCCGGGAATGTGATGGTCAACGCTTCCAATGCGTTTGTCGGGTCTAACGCTGCCGATCGTAACGTACTATTCTTTGTTACCCCATCCATCGAAATGTCAACGGTAACTTCTCCGGCTTCCACTAATAGCTTTCGCACTCCATCATCATCTTCGTTGGTTACGTCGATTGGTGTGCGGTTTACAGATATTCCTTTGGTTCTAACACCTGCAATGGTAACGCCTGCGCTCGATATAGTTAAATCTCTTCCATTTCCTGGGTATGCCATAATAGCCTCCTAAATCTTATATAGTGTAACTCATATATTACACTTTAGCAAGTACTAACCCTCTGTCAATGCCCTAAATCGCATCACACCATGTCTTGATTCACCATCGGAATCCAGGAATGTTTCGCCGAACTCGAAGTCAATGGTGATTACCTCGCCTGCGCTTAGGGTGAGGCTTGCCCGGTGAAGTTGTTCATAGACATCCTGCATGATATCCTTCGTTTCTTTTCTGCCTCGTTTCCTGCTCCATACGTGCAATGTCAATGTAGATTCTGTGCCTTTAGAATCGTCGGTATCCCACGAAAGGGAAGTGTCCTCGCCGATAACAATGTATGGAAAGCTCCCGTTCTGTGGTACATCGTCATAGACCGGAGTTAATAGCGTGTCGGTCAATTTGTCGTATATTGCCTTCTGTACTTCTGCTTGTCGTATCATTGTAGTATCCCTTGCAACCTACGCCTAAAGGCCGGGCCCTCTTCTTCCAACGATGGAAACAAGAAAGGTCGAGCGGCCATCTTTCGTGTACCAAACTCAAGGAATAAAGCATAAAAAACAGGACTGCCGACATATGCGGTGGTACCGTCTTGGTCATAGTAGATACTTGATACCAATCGGCCTGAATCAGTCATAGGTGGGTCACCTGGGGCAGATGCAGTATGGACTGCCTTTGCTACCCTTGAACGCCGTGTTGCGCCCCTTGCAGGGCCTTGTTGTATCTTCTTTATTGCTCGCTTTTGCACGTTCAAAGCAGCAATAGTCACGGCATCTTCTACTTTTCCACGGGATTCTGCCCCGAGTTTCTGTAGTATATCCGCCATTTCTTTCGTACCGTCGAGCCTCAATTCAGTACTCATGCTACCCCCGTCTCGGCTAATACTTCCAGGTATTTACCTAAACCATTGACATCCATCACTGCCCGCACATTGTACCTAATACCTTTCTCATCGGTCAATCGGTGGGTAGGCAAAACGTCCTTTCGATACGGCATGCCTATCTTGTAGGTAATGGGGTTTTGTAGTTGTTGTTGTTGTAAGATTTCGCTACCGCTTTGAGTACCTATCCAGCACCGCACAAGGGCGTACTGTTGCCATGCAAGAGTGGTGCCACCTATACCATCGGATACGGTTACCGGTCGCTCAAGTTTTACTCGGTGAGGGTATTTGCCTCGGTTCATTGCACAACCTGGTATCGGCGTATGTTGCTAACAAGCGAAAAGGGATATCCGCCCAATTTGTTTTCCATAGCCACAGACCTGCCAGCTACTGATTCGCTATTCTTTCCCCTGCCTTCATAGTCGCCAAGACCGAGTAAGAAGCAAACCATCTCCGCACCGGTAAGATCGGAATCGGTAGGGTACACAGTGATGTTATCTTCGTCGGTATCGAATGGCACCCCCCGTATTCTAAGATAGTCAGACTCCGCCCTGCGTATGAATAGGTCAATCT